AGCGTGGCGAACTGCCACGTCCATAGACTGCATAGCAACGATGCGTACTGTGCCGCTAGTGCTTGCTGTATATGGGTCCACAACAATGTCCAGACCACCAAAGAAGCCAATCAATAGATCGGAGAAGTTTCCGAAATAAAGATTACCGGCAGTTCCTTGGTTCGAAACGATTGCTGGGTAGCCGTTGATTGTGCCACCTGGCTCTACCACAAACTGTGCAGTACCAGAGGCCTTCTCAGTCGTCTTTAACGCACCGTGCATGGCTGCAGGCAGGATGTAAGACAGATTACCAAGCAATGCATTATCTTCTGCAACCGCTGTTTCCAAAGTTACTACCTCTGCAAACGTTGGGTTTGCTGCAGCAAAATTAGCTACAGTGTTAATACCAGAAGTGTTGAGAATGCCCGTTGGATGACCGCTAGAACCTGATCCCTCCAAACCATTGAGGTCAATAGCCAAAGCAATAGCTTCCGCTAGATCGTTACGAATCAGGTTCTCGACATCGAGTGAAGACTGAATGAGAAGCTGTCTAGTAACGTCTGTGAATGCACCTAGAGTTTTAGGTGTCATTGAGACGTTACCAGTCGTCATTTCTGATTCCTGCACGGCTGCGCCTTCCGACGCAATAAACGCCGCAGCCGCAGCTCCTGTCTTCTTAGGAATCTTGACGTCGCCGGTCAAATTGTTGAGGGTAGTT